TGCTCAGTACGAGTATTGGATGAGTGCATCGTCTTACTTATCTTACGGTGGTGTTTTAAGAGTTGTCAGAGCAGACAATAGCACTTTAAATAACGCAAATGATAAAGGTGCAACCGTAAAAATTAAAAACTATGAAGACTACGTAAACAATTATGCAAGTGCGGTAAGTTTTAATTATGCAGCAAAGTATCCTGGTAAGTGTTTAAATGATTTAAAAGTTTGTGTAGTTGATGATTTTGCAGATCAAAGAATTTCAGTCGGTTCTGGAGTAACTTCTGGAATGGTTGGTTTAGGTGTAACACAATCAATTGATGGAAGACTAGAAGTTGGTATAGGAGCAACTTCATCAGCATCAGGATTCCTAAGAGGTGTTATCACAGCAGTCGATACAGATAATCATACAATTGATGTAAAGATAACCGATAAAGTATCTTCAGCAAATGTATCTACTCCAGTAACATACAAACAAGGTACTAACGATAGTCCATCAAAATTTATTGCTCCTGTTGTAAAACAAACTGGATCAACAAATATCAGCACCGTAACTGGTGTAACCAACGAGTCATTTGATGCTACAATTAGTGGTATTGCAACTGCAAATATTCAGGTAGGAGACAGTGTTGGGGTTACTACAACCGCTATTACAGTTTCTGCTGATACAAAAGTTGTTGCTATCGGAGCTAGTATTATTTCTGTTGATAAAGCAATCTCAGGAATCGCTACTACTGGTGACAATGTAGAATTTACATTTTCCAGAGGCAATCAGGCAGAGGTTAACTTCCCAATTAAAGTTGTTGAACCTGATTCCACAGTACATGCAACGTTCAATAGTGCAACATCATCAGATTGGTATGATAAGCAAACACTAGGACTTACAAACTCAACTGTATTCTGGAAATCAATTGCAGAAAAACCTGGAACATCTGAGTATGCAGGTGAAAGATCAGGTAGAAATGATGAAATTCATATTGTAGTTGTTGATGATACAGGAAGTGTTACTGGAATTGCAGGTAACATCATCGAGAAACACTTAAGTCTTTCAAAAGCAAAAGATGGTAGAGTTTCACCATCAGAACCAAACTACTATAAAGATTATCTTGCAAGAGTTTCAAGTAACATCTATGCAGGTGGTGCTCCAACAGGACAAGCAACTGGACTAACTGCAACAGCAGGTGGCACAAACTGGACATTAACTGGAACAGGAAACTGGACAACTAATGCACAAGGAAAAACATATGCTGGTATTGGTGTTAGCACATACACATTAAGTGGTGGTCAAAACTATGATTCAAGTGGTGGATATAATGCATCACTTGCAGATGTTATTAGTGCATATGATATCTTTACCAATCAAGCAGAGTATTCAATCAACTTCTTGATTCAAGGTCCTTCATCTGGTCTTTCAAATGCAGAGGCACAAGCAAAAGCAAGAAAACTTATAGATGTAGCATCTACAAGAAAAGACTGCATTGCATGTATATCTCCTTGGAAAACAGGTGTTGTAAACGTATCTAATTCAGATAATCAAACACAAAATATAATTGATTTCTTTGATCCACTACCATCTTCATCATATTGCGTATTTGATAGTGGTTACAAATATATGTTTGATAGGTTTAACAATGAGTTCAGATATATCCCACTTAATGGTGATATTGCTGGATTGATGGCAAGAACATCTATCAACCAATTCTCTTGGTTCTCACCTGCAGGTGCATCAAGAGGAGCAATCAATGGTGCGGTTAAGTTAGCATACAACCCATCACAGTCACAGAGAGATCTACTTTATCCTAAGAGAATTAACCCAGTTATATTCTCACCTGGTTCAGGTATCATCTTATTTGGAGACAAAACTGGACTTGGAGTAGCATCAGCATTTGATAGAATTAATGTTCGTCGTTTGTTCCTCACAATTGAATCTACAATTGAAAGAGCAGCAAGAGCACAACTCTTTGAATTCAACGATGTTATTACAAGATCTAATTTCTTGAACATTGTTGATCCTTTCCTTCGTGATGTAAAAGCGAAGAGAGGTATTACTGATTTCGTGGTTATTTGCGATGAAACAAATAACACTCCCGACATTATCGATTCTAATCAATTTAGAGCTGATATCTTTGTCAAACCAGTCAGATCAATCAACTTTATCGGACTTACATTTGTTGCTACACGCACAGGAGTAAGTTTTGAAGAAGTCGTTGGAAACGTTTAATTAAACACAGAGGAAAAAGTTAATGGCAAACCTAAACATTCCTTCAACTAAAGATCGTACCCTTGATGCATTCAAGGGTAGAATGGTTGGTGGTGGTGCTCGTCCTAATTTATTTGAGTGCGAGATGTATTTCCCAGATGATGCAGTTCCAACCACAACCAGTAAGGATGACCTTTCAGATAAGGTAAGATTTTTAGTTAAGGCAGCACAGTTACCTGCATCTACAGTTACTAATATTGAAGTTCCATTCAGGGGAAGGCAATTAAAGATTGCTGGAACTAGGACATACGCTCCTTGGACAATCACTGTTATTAATGATATTGATTTTAATATTAGAACTGCATTTGAAAGATGGAGTAACTTAATAAACAAGCATGAAGATAATGCTGGTTTAGTAAATCCTGCTGACTATCAGCAACCAATGATTGTTCGTCAGTTAGGAAGAGCAGCAGTTAGTGGACCTTCACCAATTTCTGATGCAAGTCTACCTGTTCTAAAGATGTATCAATTTATTGGTGCATACCCAACAACAGTCGGTGAAATTACTTTAGATTACGGAAGTAATGATACAATTGAAGAGTTTACAGTAGAGATGCAGTATCAGTGGTATGATACTATGGATCCTCTTGCTCAAACTCAAGTTGGTACGGGTGTCTAAATAGTAAAGATAATATTTTCAAAACTCTATATTCATGGCAACTAACAATAAGTTATTTGGATTCAAGTTACCAAAGGTTGCGAAAGACGATAAGTCAAAGGCTGTCGTCTCTCCAATTCCTTCTAACGAAGAGGATAAATCTGATTTTTATATCTCCAGCGGTTTCTACGGTCAATACGTAGATATCGAGGGAGTATATAAGAATGAGCAAGATTTGGTACGTAGATATCGTGAAATGTGCTTACATCCAGAATGTGATAGTGCAATTGAAGATGTTGTAAATGAAGCAATAGTGTCAGATTTAGATGATTCACCTGTAGAGATTGAATTATCAAATCTAAATGCGTCTGATAGATTAAAAGATTCTATCCGAGATGAATTTAAACATATTAAAAAACTTTTAGGATTTGACAAAAAATGTCATGAAATTTTTAGAACTTGGTATATTGATGGAAGAGTATATTATCATAAAGTAATAGATTTAAAGAAACCAGAAGAAGGTATTCAGGAAGTAAGATATATTGACCCGTTAAAGATTAGATTAATTAGAAAACAAGAAAAACTTGGACCAAATTATCAGTCACCAATAGTTACAGATAAGTTAGGACCAAATGATTTAAGAGCGTACGAGACACCAAAGATAGAAGAATACTACTTATATGATCCAAGTGCTGCATCAAAACAAGCAGGATATATGCCTGTTAGAGGAAATGCTAAGACAATTAAGATTGCAAAAGATGCGGTAACATATTGTACATCAGGTTTAGTAGATCGTAATAAACAAACAGTATTATCATATTTACATAAAGCAATTAAGTCTCTTAACCAATTAAGAATGGTTGAGGACAGCCTTGTTATTTACAGATTATCAAGAGCACCAGAAAGAAGAATATTTTATATTGACGTTGGCAATCTTCCAAAAATTAAGGCAGAGCAATATTTACGTGACGTTATGAATCGTTATCGTAATAAGTTAGTATATAACGCTGATACTGGAGAGATTCGTGATGATCGTAAGTACATGGCGATGCTTGAAGATTTTTGGTTACCAAGAAGAGAGGGTGGTAGAGGAACAGAAATCACTACACTTCCTGGTGGACAAAATCTTGGAGAACTTACTGATATTGAATATTTTCAAACTAAACTTTATAAGTCATT